ACTATCTTTGTATTGCTAGCTTTAGCTTTGTAGTTAAACCAATCTTCTGCACCATTTGCGTGTTGGTATAAATCATAGAAGTTATTATTCATTCCAGCAGGTGTACCAATAAAGACACAGTAACCTTTTCTGTCAGATAGAGCTGGTCTAATTATTTCTGCAAATAGCTTTCCATCAATATTTGCGTATTCGTCTATGACGCAACCATCAAGATAGATACCTCTTAATCCATCAGAATTTTCTGCTCCGAGTAATGTTATCCTAGCACCATTAGGTAGATCTACTCTTAACTCTGTTTCATTGAACTTTGTTGATGGGATTTTATCAGTAAACTGTTTCATGTAATCCCAGGCAATACTTTTTGCCTGTTTGAATGTAGGAGCAATGTATGCAAATCTTGGGTTTTTGTGTGTACACATTAAAGCTGATTTGATTAAGTGGTTGATCATGCATACTGTTTTACCAAATCTTCTGTGACATACTAGCACACTCCATCTATGTTTATTAATTTGTTGATGTAAGTAGCTTTGATGTTTTCTAGGTGTGTAAGGTATTTTGATATTCATTAATGTAGCATATTAGATTTGTGCATATCGTTTAAAGAATTGTAATCTATTCCTAATGTTACCATTACATAGTTAATAAACAGATCAGCTGATTCCTTATTAGGTATACCAATGAACTTAACTGTTACTGCATTAGTCTTTTCATCTACAAATGCAATACAATCTAAATCTTCTGTGTCAAGGTAAGCCATATACCATATGTAGTGGTTTAATATTCAGAGTAAAGTAAAAAAAATTTTAGAGAAAGGGTGTGTATAACTGGTGCAGGGTATGTCTGAGGATGTGTGTGTGTGGGTGTGGAAATTATCCATGTATATATATGTATAACATCGCCAGGAAATCTTGGGGGTATAGGGGTAGTTGCGAATGAGAATCATTCTCAAGTAGAAAGTAAATAAGGTGGATATAACTATCATTACTATTGATAACCAAAATATATCATTAGTAATATTTATTTTAATTTGTGGGATAGGTTTCCGATTGTCATGACGTGTGAATTGAGAAAGTCGCTTGATAGATTTGGATAGTATCATTTGAATATAATTTCTGGACCATTCAATATATTCCAGGATTTCAACTAATCTCAATTGTGGCAATTGTGCCTTATTCTTAACTTATTCTATCCTTATTTGTATGAGCATAATCACACCATGTTAAAAAATATAAAAACAAATCAAACAAAGGAAACTATGCAAAAAGAACTAAGACTAGAAGTAAAAGAATTTAACAGACAAATTCAAATCGCTAAAGATAATCTTGTAAGTAATATTGACGTATTGTTTTACGATTGTGAAAATTTAGAAGATCAAGCTAAAATTTTTAGAACTATATTAAGAGAATTTAGTCTTTACAATTTAGAAGCTATTAAAGAATATGTTAAACTTTCAACACAAGGTAAATAATTATGAAACAATGTAAAATATGTGATGAGAAGCCTAAAGAAATTTTTAAAGGCTTTTTAGTTTATATGGGTGTTAATATTTGTAAACCTTGTATGAATAAAAATGGTAATTCACACCATAATAAAATCGGTACTTATCCAAATAATTATATTGCTACTGATTATTTTTATTTAAAAAACAACAACCAATAAAGGAAAATATGAATACAATGAAATTAGAAAAAATAAAAAGATCAAATGCTAAAGTTGATGATCTTTATAGAAAAATAGATTGTAATGACAATCAATGGTTTGCTTTGGATTTTATTTTGGATCATCTAACAGAAAAAGAAAAAGTAAAAGTTAGAAGTTATATAAAAGGATTAATCAAAGATGAAAAAACTAATAAAATTGAAGATGATGTTTTATTAGAAAGACTTAACAAAGAAAGGAATAAATATAATTATGGCTTGTTAGGTTTAAGAGTACCAAAATAATAAAACTTTAAGGGGTTTTTAATTAAACCCTTTAGAGATTTATTATAAAATAAATCATAACCAAAAATAAAGGAAACTATGAAAAATATGTACCAAAGAAACAGCAACGAAGCATTTGAAAACGCAAAATCAAAGGGGTTAAATAAACCTGGTGAATTTATGTATATGTACAGTTTAGAAAATTTTGATTATTTCAAAAATATAAACTTTAGAAATTATGTAAGGTTTCCGATTAATGTTAAATCAAGCCAGGATATAGTTTCAACTTATGATGATAATTATAAATTTAATCAAAGGGATTAATTGCCTAATTTTAAACATAATAATAATTAAATAATAAGAAAAACAAAAAAAAGGAAAAAAACAAAATGATCCATATATCAAAAATGACGGGAAAACTTGAAGGCTTTCAAGCTATTTCAACTAATACAGTATCAAACGAATATTGCCAAAAACAATATAAAAAACAAGATGCGAAAAATATTTGTACTTTTTGCTATTCTCACAATATGCTAAATACATTTAGAAAAAATATGCAAGCATCCTTGCAACGAAATACTGATCTTTTAAATTCTAAAGTATTACATCCAGACGCATTGCCAGTGATCAATAATGCTTTTTTTAGGTTTAATGCTCATGGCGAATTGGCATTGGATAAAAAGCAAGGTACAATTAATTTAGAAAATTATGTTAATATAGCGATCAAAAATCCCCATTGTACTTTTAGCTTGTGGACAAAAAGATTTGATATTATCAAGCCATATTTTGACAATCACGAAAAACCAAAAAACTTAATATTGATTTATTCATCACCATTGACCAATCATATTATGACCAAAGTACCGAAACATTTTGATAAGACTTTCAATACAGTAGTTGAAACCGATTTTGTAGAAAAACAAAATTGTACAGGTCAAAAATGTAAGGATTGTTTGCTTTGTTATAAAAAGGATACAACGTCAATAATAGTTGAAAAAGTTAAAACATACGGAAAAAAGAAATTACAAAAAATACTAACTAAATAAAAAGGAAAATATGAATAATATGTTTAATTGTAGGTTAAAAAATTCTAAAGGTAATGTTTTATTTTATGATTTTTTTAATAAAATTATAAAAGCAAAAAACATTAAAGAATTAAAAACAAAATTATCTAATCATTTTAAAGAAGGTGAAAATTTAAGTATTCTTTATATAGATAATAAATTCAATTTAATTCAAAAAAATATAACAGTAAAAAAAAGATATAAAAAAATATGAGTAGTTTAAATTTTTATTTTTACGTAATGATTTTATTTTTAATAATGATTACAATAATAACAACCTAAAAAGGATATAGAAAAATGGATACATGGAAAGACAAATTTGTCAAATTAGTCAATAAAATCAACAAAAAAAGAGGGTGGTCTAGTGACGATATGAACCCTTTTTTTTATCAAATAAATTTGTTAAATTTTAGTAATGCAAAAACATTACGAGAATATAAACAGCAGATGAAAAATAAAAAGTAATATGGATATGGCAATAAAAGTAATTTTAATTTATGGGTTTATTGCGATAGCTTATGAATTTTTAAAAATTAAAATAACAAAAAAAGAAAGCGAGGAATAATGCCAGATCAAACTAAAGATGAAATAAGATTGGTCCAAGAAATAAATAAAGCGAGAGAATATGAAAGAAAGAAAGCACAGAAAGAAATAGAGGAGGAAATACAAAAAGAAAACGAAGATTACTTAAAAGAAATACAAACTAAAATATGAGTAAACAAGAATTAAGAGCATTACAAAAAGAAATGCTTTTAAATATTTTGAGTGCTAAAGGAATAATTTACACTCATTACAAAAACAAACAACTAACAAAGGATATAAAAAATGTTAAGCAAATACGAAACATGGATACAGACGGCACAATCTAACGAAACTATAACCTATCACGAGGGTTATTTGGCTAGAGATAGATTTTATAATAATGACACCAGGGATATAGCAAATTTGTTTATGAGATTAGCAGAAGGAAACAATGTTGTCTTATATCAAAAACGTATGAAATATGGATCTACAAATCATGATCCTATTTTTAAATACATAGCAAAAAAAATATAACTAAAAAATAGAAAGGGAAAATATGAAAAAAATAACATTACAATACAATGTGCAAAAAACATTTTATGTTAATGCTAAAAATGAAAATCAAGCATTAGAAAAAATATTAGATGGTAATACTAAAGATGTTCAAAGCAATCCATCTCTAGAAGATTGGGAATATGAAGATACTCTAGAATGTGAAACAGTTTATGAAGGTTTAAGAATATAAGTAAAACAAAAAAATAAAAAAAGTGGCATAATATATGAAAAAATAAATTTTATATTGTCATAATTGTGCCACAAAATTTTTTTATAATTATTTTATGAATAAAAAACAAAAAAAACTATTAATAGAATGTGTAGATCATTTTATGGAATGGGAATTACATATGGAAAGAGCAACAACAACTAAATTAGTTAAGGATATATTTGGTATGGATATACCAATAACTAAAACTGTAAAAAAGTATTCTGAATTAATAGAGTTAAGAAAACAATTAAATAATTAATCTTTATTATCTGGGGGTATAACATCTGTTATATCCTCGGATACATCAATCATATTATCCGTATTATCTTCCCATGAGATTGTCATTTTGGAATCTATATTTTGTTTGATAGGTTTATTATCACTATATAAATCGGATACCTTGCCTGCAATCCATTGGATAAATTTTGTTTTCTCACGAATAAATAAAATTTCTTGTGGAGATTCAATTTCTTGATAGCTAAAAACTTGCAACAGTTTATCTATTAGAGTTTGTATACCCAGCTTCCGACTTTCAGTAATCTTAGCTTCTAACTCTGGATTTTTTTTTAAGTAATTGTAAAACTTCGCTAAGCTGTATGGATACTG